GCGAGGAGCTTGGCGAGGGGAGAACCAACGCGGAACTGGTCGAGGGCGCTCACACCCCCGACCGTACCACATCAGGCGATGGAGGTGATCTTACCGTGGAACTCCCACGACACACTGTTCGCGTCGGCGACCTTGGTGCCGATCTTCGCCGTGCGGATGTCGCCCGTGCAGGTGTACATCTTCCCGGCGATCTTGAAGCCGAGCGTCACGACCGCCTGGGCGAGCGCAATGCCGACCCAGTCGAACTCCAGCCCGCTCTGCGGGACGGCGTTCTCGACGCGGACCATCACCTTCTGCGGGCCGACGCTAAAGCCAGCGGTGCCGAGGAGGAGCGTCTGGACGTCCTTGTTCTGCGTGTCCACGTCGAAGTCGATGCTGGACGATTGGAGCACCGGCACCGCGTTGACGGTGACGAAGCCAGGCCCGGAGTAGATCGTTGCCATGATCAGAGGCTCGCAATCTGCCGGACGTTCCCGGCGATGATGTGGAGCCCAGACACGGGCTCGCAGGGGATCTCGCAGTTGAGGCGACCCGACACGACGGTGTCGGCCTCGACCACCAGCAGCGACACGTTGGCGGTGACGTCGCGCAGGATGCTCCGCGCTTCGTAGCCCGCGAGGCGGTCCAGGATGAACGCCCGCACCAGCGACGGCGTGGTCACGCGAGGCGACAGCGGCGGGTTGCCGTTGGCGCTGTCGGCCCCGAGCTTGAAGCCCTGGTAGGACGTCGCGAGGGCGCTCTGCAGGTCGTCGGCCACGTAGTCGCACACGGTGACGAACTCCGTGTCGATGACCGCGAAGTTGGGCACGCCGTTCGACAGCGACCGGCTGGTGACGCTGCGCGCGAGGGCGCAGAAGCCGGGGCGCGCGTTGGAGGGCACGAGGGGCGCGAGGCCGTTGTTCAGCGCGCTCTCGACCTCAGTGGCCGTGGGCTGGTCGAGGGCCGCGTTCTGCGCCAGCACCGTGGCGAGCTGCACGCCGTCCAGGTTGGCCGCGGGGTCCGCGGACTCACCCACGAGGATGCCGCCGACGCTGCCGTCGCCCGCAAGCCGGGCGCCCGCAAGGGTCGCCGCGACCTCGGGGCCGGGGATCTTCGACGCGTAGTGCCAGCCGATCTGGAGGCGCGCGGCGTTCTGGCCCGTGGCGATCGTCGTCGCGTTGCCGAGCGTGTCGATGACGGCCGCGATTCCCTGCTGACGCAGGCCCACGGTGACGCCCGCGAGCGCGTTCAGGTGGGTCACCAGCCGCCCCATGTTGGTGCTGTCGTTGGAGGCCACGACGATGCGGTTGTACCGCTGCGACGCGATGGCCGTGATGACGTTGGCGATGCTGTCCGCGGTCGTGCCGCCGGTCAGCGGGAACTCAGTGCCGATCGGCGTGCCGATGGTCGTCCACTGCCCGGTCGTGGCGCCGGGGCTGGTGGTCGAAGAGCCCGTGATGCGGAGCGAGAAGGTCGACTGCACGAAGTACGCGTCGACCAGCAGCGAGTTGCCACGGAGCCCCGCCATCTTGGCGGTGATCGTCAGCACGCCCGCGGCGAACTGCGCGTAGTACGGCAGGTCCGCGGCGTTGTTGATCGCGACGGCGCACGCGGTGGCGATGACCGTGGGCGTGTCGCCCGTGGACACCGGCACCTCGAGCACCTGGTCGCAGAGCACCAGCCGCACGGCGAAGTCGGCCGTCGCGGTCGTGGCGAAGGTCAGCACCGCGGTGGCGGCCGAACCCGCGCTGACGGCGTTGGCGGCGAGGTAGAGCGACGCCGCGGGGTACTGCGCGAAGACCGCGCGCGCCATGCGGTGCAGCTCGGAGCCTTGGCCGCAGAGGTTCGACGCGTCCTCGGCCGACGCGCAGAACGTCGGGGTCGCGAGGGCCATGATGCCCGACGCAACGCTGATCGTCGGCGCCGAATCGCTGATGTCGGCCTCCAGCTTGTTACCGATGAGGAGGATGGTTTCCGGCGCGGCCCCGGCGCTGGTGCCTGGGCCTCCGAGGATGACGTTGAGGTAGACAGCCGGCGTCTTGGTGGACGCGGACAGCCCGGGAATGCTGATGCTCATGAGGAGTGCTCCTGCTCGGCGACGAGCGTGATGTCGCCGCGCGAGATGGCGCGGCGGTAGTGCGTGTGGTCAGACACCAACTCCCCCTCGGGGAGCACTGCGCCCGCCTGGTTGCGACCGGCGTACCGCCCGCGGACGGAGTTGCCGTTGCGGTCGACCAGCGTCGACAGCCGACCGTCGACGGCGAGGATGAGTAGCTTCATGGGTTGGGCTCCGAGGTGAACGGCGAGAGCGGGTTGGACGTGTAGCCGGTGCCCGTCAGGTTGACGTCGCCGACGATGGGGTCAAGCAGCGGAAGCGCCGCGCCGGGGTCTGCGTTGGTGGCCAGCGGGAGGTCGCGCTGCGCCTCGACCCGCGCGGCGTAGGCGTAGACCACGCCCGCCTCGACCAGCTCTGGCGTGGTCGAGGAAACCCGCATCGGGCGCTGGTTCCACAAGCCATCGATGAGCAGCCCGTTGACCGCACCCATCGCAACATCGAGGAGCTGCAGGATGCCCGGCGCGCCGACCGCAGACGCGTTGATCGCATCGTCGATCTCGCGGGGCTCTTCGCTCACGACGATGACCGACCACGCCGCGATGCCGCGGTCTTCGATGCCCGCCAGGAGGGTGTTGACGATGCGCGTCGGCACCTCGCCGTCGAAGCGGAGCAGCACCGCAGGGTACTGCCCACCGCACACACGCGAGAGGCCCTCACGGGTCACAGGACCGGCGTACCGCGCCGCAAGGGCGAACGGCCGGACGGCGGTCTGCGGCTCGAACACGCAGGCTGCTAGGGCCGCCAGAAGCGCGGTGTCGATGCCTGCAAGGGTCGCGATGGTCATAGGTTCTCGACGGCGCCCACCATGGACGCCTCTACGATGCGGGCGACCGTATCACCCTCCGCGGCCCATGGGGGGGAGACGCGATAGGAACCCTGCCGCGTCTTGTCCGAAAGGAACGGGTACGGCCGGTTGGGGCGCCCGGTGCGATGGTTGATGCTCGTGCCCTGGTCCACGTACGACCCGTAGTGCATCCCGCCGTCGACGCGGATGGTGTAGCCGCCCTCGAACGACCCGGCGGTGAACTGGTACTCGGTGTTCCGCTGCAGCCGGTAGGTGCGGTTGGTGTACGGGTGGTTGGCGCGCGCGTACCACGCGACCAGCCGACCGCCCGCAGCCAGCGCCGGGGGCAACGACCGGATGACCGCGGACTGCATCGCAGCGATGGTCGCGGCCAAGCCGATCATCAGAAGGTGCCCGTGTCCTTGTAGTCGGCGATGCGGTTCCAGACGTTGGTGTACGCGTTGACGCCCGTGGTCGCGTTGCCGACCCGCGCGCGCGGGTTGGGCGGCGTGTTCGTCGACCCGGCGGCTCGCGCATCGGCGTCGCGATTGAGCTGCTTGATGAGCTCGCGGGCGCGCTTGCCCTGCTCCGCGAACGCGCCGTTCTCATCCCAGATGCCGTGCCGTCGCGCGGCGATCTCGCACGCCAGGTCCACCACGCACCCGACCATCGCCGGGTCGAGGGTGTCGGTGGTCGTGTAGATGCCCGCGGGAAAGGCCACGCGAGTCATCGTGCGAAAGAGGCTGTTGGCTTCTGCCAGGCACAGGTCGCGGAAGCTGGTGTCGGGCGTTGCGCCGCCGTTCTTGGCGAACAGGCGCGCGTACATGGCGGTAGACAGCCGCGCCGTGAGGTCGGTGGAGGTTGCGATCGTCGTCTGTTCAGCCACGGTCGTACTCCCTGCCCTCGGTGAAGCCGTCTAGTGCCACGGACTCGGGGATCTCTTGCCCCGGCTCGTAGGTCACGCCCGCGTGGATTCTCACGCGTGCGAAGTACCGCACCAGCGCCGGAAGCGTCTCTGCTTCCGGCGCGGGCGCGACAACAAGCGCCGTCACTGGCTGTGCTCGGCGCTTGCTCATGTCAGGACACGCAGGTCGTGTAGAGGAAGCCCGTGGTGGCCCCGCCGATGACGAACTCCGAGTCGGAGTGCGAGGTCTTGATGAACACGCCGCCGCGGACGCCGCGGAGGTTGTCCACGATCTCGCGGGTCTCCATCGTGCCGAAGCGGAAGGTGTAGCCGAACGTCCTGGTGGCGCGCGGCGACGGGGTCTTCTCGACGCGGATGAGCGCGGTCGACTTGCCCCAGAGGTAGTCGCTCGAGGCCGACGCACCCTCGCGGGCGCTGTTGTATTTCGCGCGGCCGATGACCACGTTGTCGAGGCCGAACGCCTCGGCGAAGAGCTGCTCGTTCACACGCAACGGGACATCGCCCATCGTGGTGGTCGCGCGGCTCAGGATGTACTGCAGCACCTTCGGGTGGTTGCGCAGCTTGATCCAGACCTGGGCGCCGATGACCATGGTGTTCGGGCGCACGAAGCACGCCTCGATGGCGTCTTCGATCTTCTGGATGGGGTCCGAGGTCGGGACGTCCCAGCGGTCCGCGCCCGAGAGGGCGGCGGTGTTGGAGCCGTAGTTCGCGCTGTTGAACGCGACGTTGGCGACCCGCTGCTCGCGCGCGAGCATCAGGAAGTTCATCACGATGTCCTGCGCGTAGATCTTCGGCTGCAGGGGCGCGTCGGCGTTGGCGATCTCGTCGTTGGAGACGAAGTCCATCAGCGCGTAGTCGCTGACCGAGTAGGTCAGGTTCGAGGTGATGTCGTACTTCACTTCGCCGGGCATGCCACGGGGGGAGGCCGCGGCGCTGGCCGAGATCTCCTGCATCGTGGTCACCGGGAACGCGAAGATCTTGTCCGAGCGGTGCTTGACGCTCAGCACCGGCAGCACGCTGTCCGCGATGTACTCGCGGTTGTTGTACTGCACCGCCAGGTTGGTCAGCGCGCGGTCGATGTGGACGGCGCTCGGGGAGAGCGACATCAGGTGGGCGGCTTCGGCAGCGCCGATGCCGTGCGATGCGAGCATCGCGGACTGGAGGTTCTGAAGAGTGTTGCTCATGGTCATCCCTGGAAGCTGCCGATGCGGATGTCGATTGCGACGCGCTCGCCGGTCGAGGCGGACTCCATCGCGTAGCCGATGACGCCGACGTTGGTCCCGGCGGCGGGGGCCGCGGGCTTCACGCCGCCGCTGGTGTCAGCGATGGTCAGGAGCTGGCCGCGGGTGATGCCGGCGGCGGCGATGCCGGGGTACACGCCCGCGGTCACGACGTCAGCGCCGGTCTGCGTCGAGACGATCGCCTGCAGCGCAATGCCGACGATCTCCACGCTGAGGGGGTTGGGGTCGGCGCCCACGGGGAGCGCGACGGTGTTGTCCGCGCTCGAGAGGAGCGTGAGGACGGCGCCCTCGGCGGCGGTGAGAGACACCACCTTGAAGGGAGCAACCAGTTGAGGAATGCGGCGAGAAGTCGTCATTGAGGATCAGCCTCCGAGAGCTGCGGTGAGGGGAGCGAGGGCCTCATCGCGGAGGTCGCGCGAGGCACGGAGAAGGGCGTCCTTGTAGGACAGGCCGTGGTCGGACATCAGCTTCGCCGCGCGATCGTCCGCGGCGTCAGCGTGGCGAACGGGGGCGACAACGCGCGACGCCGGGACGCCGCCCTGCGGGGAGACGCGGGCGCTCATGAGCTTCGCGTCGGACGCCGGGGCCTCGACGGCCGGGAACAGCGCGTCGAAGGTCGGGCGGTCGGCGCGGCAGAGCTTCGCGAGGCGGTCGCGCGAGGCGGCGGGGGCGCGGCCTTCGGCGATGACGCGATCGCTCATCTGAGCGGCTTCGGCCATCTGGTTCTGCTCGAACTTCTCCAGCAGGGCCTCGATGGCGGCGATGATCTGGTCTTCGGCCATCTCGGGGTCCATGCCCATCTTCATCGCGAGGCCCGCGAGGGGGCTCCTCATCTTCTCATGTTCCATGGTCTTGTCTTCCTTGACCGCAGCGGCGGTCGGTACGTGGACGCTCTCGGGAGCGAGAGACGCCGCTATCGGGTCGCGTGCGGTCAGCGCCGCCATGCCGTCGAGGAACGGCCGGTTGGTCAGCGCGACGGAGGTGAGCTTCGGGCCGATGGCCTCGCCCGATTCGGGGTCGATGGCGCCGAACACCACCGCGGGCGAGCAGTACGCGTACTGCCCCATGCGGATGCGCTCAACGGCCTGCGGGTCGACCCAGTCGACGGAGGCGTACAGCCCGGCCTCGCCGCGCGACTCGAGGTGCGTGACCCACCCCACCGCAGGCGCGCCGTTCTGCAGCACGCCGGGGGCCGTGGTCATCTCGGTCGCGTGCTCATAGTCGATCGGCACCCGCTTGTTGGCGCTCGCTTCGAAGTTCCGCACGAGCACATCGAAGGTCGCCGGGTCGAACACGAAGCCGCCCTGCGAATGGCCGTCGAAGGTGCCGCATCGAGCAACCTGGATGACGCTCTGCGAAACCGGGTCGGCGCTCATCGTGATCGGACAGGACATCTGCCGAGAATCCATCTGCTCCACAACCTTCCGCGCCCACGCGTAGCCGGCATCGCCGCCCCACCCGTGCCACGCCTGCCAGCCCTTGCCCTGCTCGTCCCAGGTCGCGCCCTGCTTGTCGACCTCGTGGCGCCGGAAGAACGCCAGCATCCGCCGCACGGTCTCCGGTGAGAGGCTCTTGCCGTTGGCGAGGTCGCGGGCGCGCGCGATGCCTACGGCCGTCATCCCGCGCTCGGAGGGCGGCTTCTTCGCGCGGACCTCGAGGGCGCGGCGGGCGGCTTCCTGCGCGCCCTTCGGCGGCACGAGGTCGATCATCGCGGCACCAGCAGGGCGTCGCCCTCGAGGGGGTCGGGCAACTGAAGCATCTTGCGGGCGTCGGTCTGGGAGATGCCGATGCCCGCGCGCGCGGCCACGTCGAGGCGCTTGGCGAGCTCGGTGAGGTCCTGCGCCGGGTCGGTGGCGAAGACGATCTTCGGCACAGGCGTCCCGCGGCCGAACATCCGCTCGACCATCGGGCGCAGGAGGTCGCGCCGCAGGGTGCCCGCGACAGCCTCGGCATCGCCGCGGGCGATCATCAGCGTGACCCGTTCGTGCACCTCGCCCAACGCGCGGTTGCCGCCGCCCTCGCCCACCTCGGAGGTCAGCGTGCTGCCCACGATGGCCTTGCTCATCTCGCCGTTGCACAGCGCGACCAGGTGCTCGTGCAGCGCGTTGACGTTGGGGGCGTCGAGGACGGTGAGCTTCGTCGTGTCCGGGATGACGATGCTGACCGTCGAGCTCATCGCCTCGATGGCCTCTTGCAACGCCGCCACGTCCTCGGGCGACGACCGCACCGGGCTGTCCGGCGTCGAGCCGCTGGAGTACTCGCCGACGCGCAGACCGCGGCCCGCCCACTCGGTGAGCGCGAGGAGGTCGCGCATGCCGAACTTCTTGAAGAGGGCGTACCAGCACACCGTTCTGCCGATGCCCTCGCGGGTCGGGTAGCCGCCGCGGATGCGCGGGCGGTGCACGATGAACTTGCCGCTCGGGAACACGTCCAGAGGGATTCCCGGGAACGTGGCGAACGCTCGCTCCGCGGCGGTCTGCGGCGCGCCGATGGCGGTCCCGCTGCCGGTCGCATCCCACAGGTGGATGCGCCAGTCGGTCGCGTACGCGAGGCGGCGCGGGTGCACGAACTCGATGGCCTCGGGGCGCCGGCCGTCCGGCGACCACACGACCTCTGCGACCGAGCGGCCGTAGTAAACCGCCGTCTGCATGTGGTGCAGGAGGTCGGTGAACGACAGCGCCATGTCGCCGCGCGACTCGAGGTCGCTCAAGACACGCGTCACGTAGTCGTTGATCGCCGGGTCATCGCCGACGATCTGCCACGGCGAACCGGCGACGAGGGCCTCGCGCTGGTAGAGCGACGCGTGGAGGTGCGGGTCGGTCTCCCGCAGCTCGTCCAGCACATCGATCCACTGGTACATGTAGCCGATGTCAGCCTGCCGCTGCACCGTCGTGAGCGCCTGCGGGGTAAGCGCGCTGCCCAGCCGGTACTGAAACCGGTCGTTGTACGGCGCGCGCGCCAGGAACGCCGATGGCGGCGCCTGGAGGGCTGCGTACTCAGAGCGGGAGAGGGGGGCTACCATGCGCGGCCCTGCGACCGTACCAGCATTGGCCGCGCTTGCAAAGGAGCTATCGGCCTGTCCACCACGAGGTCAGTCAGCGCCCACACCAGCGCGTCGAGGCGGTCGGGGCTCGAGGTGTCCGTCGCCGGGTCCCAGCCCGCGCACTGGTCCTCGAGGCGCGCGAGGAGGCCCACATGCGACACGCGCCCCTGCTCATAGAGCGCGGCGACGGGCTCGGCCCGCAGCGCCTTGCCGCGGCTCGCACGCACGGCCACGACGTGGCACGCGGGGTCGACCGTGCGAAGTACGCTGGCCACGAGGTCGCCGCCGTTGTTGACCTCGGCCACGATGCGGTCGGCCTTGTGGCGGCGGTACGCCTCGACCGCGCGCCGCGCCCACTGCTCCGCGGGGTAGGTGCCCGACAGGTCCTCGAGGACGTAGGCGCGCCCGTCGAGGCCGATGCCCGCGACGATGATGCCGGTCTCGTCGCTGCCTTCGTGCGCGGTCACCGCCGGGTCGACGGCCACGACCACGCGGCGCATGGTGGGCGCGGAGTCCACGCGGCCGGCGTCGAACTGCGCCAGCCGCCACAGCGCGCCGGGGGCATCGTCCAGGATCTCACCGTCAAGCTCTTGGCGCCCCAGACGGGTCGACCCGTAGCGGGCTGTGAGCGCCGCCACGACGCCCGGCGCAAGGTTGCTGGCGTTGTCGGCGGTGCGCCCACGGGTGATGGCCGTGGTCGAGGCCAGCGCCAGGGCGCGGACTAGCGGCGTCGGCCGCGGGGTCGTGGTGACGCAGACCCTCGGGTCGGAGCCGAGTCGGAGGCCCATCTGCAGCTGGTCCCACGCGTCGGGGTAGCGCCACGCCGCGAGTTCGTCGCACCATGCCGCGTCGTGCTGAGGGCCGCGGAGCTGGTCGGGCTCCTCGGCGCTGTAGGTCGTCGCGATCGCTCCCGATGGCCACGTCAACCGGCGCTTCGACGGCTCCCACACCGGGCGCTCGGAGTCGGGGCAGCACGCGAGGATGCCGCTCTCGCCCTCGATGAGCACGTCCCTCACGTCGGCGGCGGTGCGAGCGACCAGGGCCACGCGCCGCGCCTTGCCCGAGGCGACGATGCTGCGCACCCACTCCGCGCCCGTGCGGCTCTTCCCCCAGCCTCTGCCCGCGAGGATGAGCCAGGTGCGCCAGTCGCCCGCGGGCGGGAGTTGCTCGGGGCGCGCCCAGTAGCGCCACAGGTGGGGGATGCGGGCGCGTTCGGCGGGGGTGAACTCCCGCCGCAGGTCAGCGACCCGTAACGCGGGAGAGCTTTGCGAGCAGGGCGTCATCGTCGACCTCTACCGCGACCTTCTCGGCGGCGTGCTCCCCGGTGAGCTTGGCCAGCGCGGTGCGAGCCGTGCCCGCCGCCCGGCTGGTGTCGTTGACCTGCGCCACGGCGCCCTGCGCGACCTTGGCGTCGGCGTCCGACAGCATCGGGCGCAGGCGGGCGAGGGCGACGCGTTGGAGGCGGGCGGCCTCGCTCATGACGGCGTCCAGCTCGCGTGCGTAGACCGTGGAACGATCTGCCTTCGACGGATGCCGCCGCAACGCCCTCGCGACGCCCCCTGTGGTGCGTCCGATGGCCTCTGCCGCCCGGGTGAACGACCCGGTGCGTAGGTAGACGTCCAGCGCCACGGCGAGATCGGCGGGGGTAATCGGCGGTCCAGGCATCGTCCACCCATCATGCGCCCTCCGCCTCGGGGCGTCCAACAGCGGGCTGTTACAGGTTACAGCCTGCCAAAAACGAGGCTGTAACCTGTAACACGCTTGTTTTCTGCAGGATGAGGGGTCTGTTACAGCGTTACAGCATATGTCTATATGCGTGAGAGAGAGAGAGAGGAGAGCTGTACCCCCGCGTAGGAAACGGGTGTAACTGCTGTAACGCTGTAACAGGAGGGGTTCTGCTAGACGTCGAACGGCTCGGGGGCTGTAACAGCCTCCCGCCAGACGCGCTGGGTGGTGCCTAGGAGGCGGGCGACCGGGTTGGTGAACCCTGCGCGGCGCATGATGGCTCCGACCCGCTGCGAATCCTTCTGGGTCACGCGCCCGATCTCGATGGACAGGGCGGCGGTGAGGATGCGCGTGGTGGTCACGGCCCCGTCGGCGCTTGCGACCCACGAGAGCACGGTGGGCTCCCACGGGTCGAGCATCGTGAAGGCCTCGGCGTGCGTGCGCTGCTCGACCTCATCCTCCGCGGACAGCCACCACGGTTGCGAGGCGCGGTACGCCTCGAGGGCTTCGGCCCAGAGTTGGTCGCGGTCGCGGTCGAGGGCGTCCTGGTTGATGGCACCGGGGACGCGGATGCACCAGAAGCGCCGGCTGCCCGTCGGATCG